TTCGGGCTACCACAATATACACGATTATGAAAGCAGATTTAGTTTTAGTTATCAGCCCTGAAGCCCCACTGATGAAGCAATTGGGCAAAGTATTAGGTAGGTTGTGCTCTATGTGTGACTTTTCTACCATAGAAAGAGGCGAAAAGTATGTCACGATACGGCATGATGAAACAGGGCTTGTGGTGGCTTATACGAGTGAAGAAAGATTGAATGTGAAACATTAAATATTGATTATTATGGGTGAAATAGCAGATAGTTTGATAAGCGGTGAATTTGATTTTATCACCGGTGAGTATTTAGGTGAAGCGGTTGGTTATCCAAGAACGCACGCTTATGACAGACATGAATACATGCCACCAGTTGAAAAGAAGCCTACCAGCAAGGCAAATGTTTGTATAACTAACATGTGTAAGGACAGAGGTTTCAGTAACCGTGAAAAGATTGAATTAGTAGCCAAATTCTTGTATAGCAAAGGTTACAAACAATTGCCTAACCTATTCCATCAGTATAAAATCATTCACAGCCAGTACAAGAATAATTTTAGAAAGTTTTTGGTTGAACAAGTAAAGCAAAGAAAGGATGAATAATATATTCACAATATGCTATTCAGAAGAAGAAGCAAATGAAATAGGCCACTTCATTTTGAGTAGAGGATACGAGGGTATTCAAAATGATAGCTATAGATATTGCCGTGAAGCGATTTGGTGGGCTTTCAAACAAGCTAAAAGGCATCATTTAAATTGCATCTACGTTGGCGTTGCAGGTTGCCAAATGACTGTATCAAAATCAAAGCGAGGTCTTAGACGAAACGGTCTTAAATACATAGAGAAAAGGCGAATGTTTTACAAATTACTAAGTAAGTATTGATAAATAATTATGAACTCAATTAACGACGAAAGAGGTTGCAGCGTATGTCAACCCGGTAAAGAAAACTATTGCACTTACACTACCAAATTGAAAGGTAAGAGAGTAAGAATGTACCAATATGACTATCGCACTGAAAGTGGCGAACTGTTTGCTTGTTGTGCACCTACCTTAGAGGCGTGTAGAGAAAGACGGGATAAATGGCTTAGTTCACGACAATAAGCCGATTGTCGTGTATAACGATTGAAGATATTTCGTTATCTTTGGTTGTGGTAGTACCTTTGGGGTACTATCGCGGGGTGTAGCAGTGGTAGCTTTTCACTTTGACTTGGTGAAGGTCGGTTGTTCGATTCAGCCCCCCGCAACTATTGAGTATTAATTTAAATTTGACACGATTATGAACATTCTTACATTAAGCATCAAACAGAAGTATTTCGATGAAATCTTGGCAGGCAAGAAAACCCACGAATACCGTGAAATCAGACCAACTAACGCTAAGAAGTATATCACTTACCTATGTGGCGGTAAAGAATATCCGGCTGATGCAGAACTGCCTGAAGAAGGTGAGGTAGAATTGAAGCCTATCAAGTACGATGCAATCAAGCTTCTGACAGGTGCATATACGGGCAAGCGTCCTTATATCATTGTAGAGGTAAAGAACGCAGAAGCAGTAATTCTCACAGATGAAAACGGTAATGATATTGTTTACGAACATCAAGGCGAAGAATATCTTGCCGCACAAATGGATTATACTTTGGGCAAGATATTAGAGAAATATATAGATTGATTTGTTTAACTTTTAAAATTAGAAAGCAGAGTCGCAAGAAGAATTAACAGAGTAGCCGGGCCTCGCAGAAATATGAATGGTGCAGGGGCAGGTGGTAGATTGGTTGCCAATCGTAGAGGTACAGCAAGTGCCACACAGTTAGGATCACGCAGACAGCGTTACAGTGATCTTCGTACTTCATTTGGTTTAAGTGGTGGCTAGCTATGAACAAAGTAGAACAAGCGAGTCAATATATAGACCTCATTCGGGTAAAATCGAATGAGGCTTTACTGTTTTTATCACTTGGTAAAGATTCGCTTGTTCTGCTTGATTTAGTCTATCCGAAGTTTGACCGGATTGTTTGCGTGTTCATGTACTTCGTCAAGAATTTGGAACATATTAACCGTTGGATAAACTGGACTAAAGCCAAATATCCGAAAATAGAGTTTGTTCAAGTACCACATTGGAATCTCACTTATATTCTCCGTGGCGGTATGTATTGTGTGCCAAATCCGAAAGTAAAGCTGTTGAAGTTGGCAGATGTGGTAAAGGCTATGCAACTTACTCATGGAGTTTATTATACATTCTTGGGTATGAAAAAAGCTGACGGTATGAATCGTAGACTTATGTTGAAAGGGTATGAAGTAAACGGTTACGAGAATAACGGTATGGTTTATCCTTTGGCTGATTGGACACAAAAGGATATTCTTGCTTATATGAGGCAGCATAATTTACCCGAACCAGTTCGGTATTCATTGAAAGCCAGTTCGGGAGTAGGCTTCAATCTTGATTGTATGCTTTGGATGGAGAAGAACTATCCACAGGACTTACAGAGAATTTACAAAACTTTCCCGATGGCTGAAAGAGTACTTTGGGAGTATCATAATCAACAAAAGTAATATGTATGGAACTAAGTAAATATATCAAGAGTGAATCGGTAGAACTTAACCGTTCTGCCATTCGTTTTGCAGACTACAATCCGAGAAAACTTTCCGATGAATCACGCAAAGCATTAAAGCGTGGTATCAAGAAATTCGGATTGGTAGGTGGAATAGTTGTGAATAAGCGTACCGGGCTTACCGTAGTCAGCGGGCACCAGCGTTTGTCTGTCATGGACGAATTGCAAAAGTTTCCCGATAACGACTATCGCATTCGTGTCGATGTCATTGACGTGGACGAACAGCAGGAAAAGGAGTTGAATATTCTAATGAACAACCCTAATGCACAAGGTTCTTGGGATTTTGACGCTCTTGCCCGTATTGTTCCTGATATTGACTGGAAAGATGCAGGATTGACGGATGCCGACTTGAATATGATTGGGGTTGATTTCCTTTTGCAGACCGAAGAAGAAAGCTCCATTGCTGACGAACTGGAAAGCATGATGTCGCCTGTAACAGAACAGAAAGAAGCCGATAAAGCCGCCAAACAGTTGGAACGTGCTGAAAAGGTAGCCCACATGAAAGAGGTCAAGCATCAGGTGAAAGAAAACGCACAGAAGCAAGCTGAGAACATGGATGCCTATGTGATGTTGTCCTTCGATACCTATGAAGCTAAAGCCGCTTTCTGCGAAAGGTTCGGGTATGAGCCAGATATGAAGTTTATAAAGGGAGAAGTTTTTGATGAACAAGTAGAAAGAATAGATTAATTATTGGGAGGAAAGCTGAGTTAGAAAGAAAACATATAGCCAGTTATATCAGCAGTCCAGACGAATAATGTACAACGCTGGAAGACAATACGGGTTAGGTTCTGCAAGACAAAGAAACATAAGGGATAGAACGAAATCCATAATGGGAAGATATGCTGAGAAAATAGATAGCTATTTCTCAAAAAGAGGAGTTGATGTCTATGGAAACAAGCCAATTTCTCGCCGTGTATATATGGGTAACAATAACGGTTAAAATTATGATTGGCGATTTTATACTTTGGATAAGGAATGTTCTAAAGCAAAACCTGTTTTGTGTTCATCATTATGTTTGGAAAGGTAGTGTGATGTTCTCTGAGTTCAGGTATGAACAATGTGAGAAATGTGGAAAATTAAAGAAGTAATATGAGCAATAGTGAATCTCAAAATAGAAAAGGTAAAGGAGGAAGAAAGCCAAAGTTTGATTATACAAGCGAGGACTTTCTTTCTCTCGTGGAATCGTATGCCAAAAAGGGATTCACTGACAAGGAAATAGCCTATGCCATAGGGATTTTACCACAAACTTTCTGCGAAAAGAAAAGTGAGTACACCGAAATATCCGAAGTCTTAGCGCGTGGGCGCGCGACAATCAATGCCACTGTAAGGGCTAAATTCCTTGCAATGGCTCTCGGTGGCATAAAAACCAAAAGCACCGTGGTAAGAAAGCTCCGTGATTCAGAGGGAAATTTGACAGGTGAGGACGAATTACAAGTTAGCGAAAGCGAGTTGGCACCAAACTTGCAAGCAATGTCTGTTTGGCTGTATCACCACGATGAGGATTGGAGAAAGGTTGAACGCAAGCAGGATGAAGACGCTGATATTCCAACAGACATAGAGCATGGCATCAACATTGATTCTTGGATTAAAGACAAGCTGAAATGAT